TCATGATTATTAAAATACCAAGAGGGTTCTGTCGGCCTGTCTGCCCATATATTATACTTGCCTTCCTTAATATAAACTGCCCCAAAAAAGATATCGCAGATCGAGGATATGACATCGAAAGCGTTAAAATCACTATCCAAAAGAAAATTGCAACTTAATCTAGGCTCAGTGCGCCCCCTTTCGTCGTAGAGAGGTAAGTAGTAACCATCAGCATCAGAAGAGTCAAAATACTTAGAAACCTCAAAAAAATTAAAAACATTTATATCTTTTAAATCATCCAGAGCAGCGCCAGCTCCATAGATTGGATTTGTCAATAGATCATAAATGATCCAAGCTGGATTATCCGACCAACCTTTTTTCATTATACCAAACCAATTTTTATTGGCAAGAAGCCTTGTGGATTTATCGGATTCCCCTATTGAAAAAGTCCCGACGCTATCTGGCAAAATACTATGACCTTCCAAAATAAATGCTGCATTTTTACCATCAAAAGCAAGATGAGGTACTCCGATGGTGGTATCTTCATTTACTTCCCACCCAGTAAATGAGTTGTGTTTTTCATATATCCACTCATCCGAATATGGATTCTTTTTAAATACGTAAATGTAGCCCTCCGTGTTTGGACTGCTGTGTTCTTGCCTCGAAGCGGATGTGATAATAACAGGCTCATTATTTATATCTAAATCTAAAGCAATATAATCACCAAAATATGTATTATAGTTGGAGAAATCTGGATTCCCATCTGCATCCAAATCTTTAATAGTTTCGGAAGAGAATTTTTTTATAAATTCGTATTTTTTGCCATTGTATCTATATAAAAGAACCACACCCACATCTCTATTTTGGGAATACGGATCTCCGTCATAATATATCCCTGAGGCTATTAACCATTCTCCAGAAGTTTTAATATTTGGTCCGCCACTAATGGTCAATTCGATTTTAAACTCTGGAGGGAAAACAATTTCGCTTAAAGCCCACTCATCTAAAGAGTCTCGCTTATAAATAAAAATATTAGTAAAAATGATGTCATCTCTTAGCTGGTTTTCTGTTATGGCTGTTTCTCTAACCGAGCAACGCCTGGAGACGGCAAGGGTATCTGAGTTAATCGTAGAACAATAACCATGGGCATTGCTTCTCAGGTCATAAACCTCAAAACCCTCGAAAATACCCAGAAAATTAGGTATTGAATATTCAAGTGAGAACAAACCTGAATTATTATTTAGTGCGTATATTTCTATTTCTGAGATGTTATTCCAAATTACTACAAATCTATTTTCAGACGGGAAAAAAGATACTGAAATAGGCTCCTCATCAGACCCTCCAGAATTAAATTTTCGTATATCTTGTAATGGGTACCAAAATCCATTGTCGCGTAATTTAAAAATTAATAGTGCATCCTGCGATTGCGCTAACGTCGCGTTTTCATTTTTTACAACACTATGAATTAAATACTCACCTTGAGTTTCGGAAACCTGAGGCTCAAAAGGAAAAAAATAATCCTTCATGGTTTGGTCTGTAAGCGTGACCGAATTCATTGTAATTCGGTATGGGTGACCTCCAAGAGAACTGTAAACAGGCGCTATACTTCCCCCTAAATACGCATATTCGATTACACCGTAAGGAGTTACAATCCGTTTAATTACTATCTGCCTTATTTGAGCCGAAAAGAATTTTACCCAAATGTAGTCTGTTTCACTAGAGTTGTATACGCTAGTTTCGTCAAGATCCGAATTTATTCCATTATAGTTTACGACTCTAAGAACCGTAGTGGGCGTTGCTTGATTGGGGCTTGTGACAGTGCCTATTACAACGCCTGCAACCTGATTCATTAACGCCCTGTATTCTCCATAAGGCGCCTCTTGATGAGAAACAGATGCCCTCAAAATGGCTGATTTTTTAGGGCTCACCCTCAAGAACAGGGAGTGAGTCGCGGACATCGGGAAGCCAGCGTATCCAGAGGATAGTTTTATAAAACCAATTAATGCGATGGACGTAGTAAACAGAATCCTTGAGGAGCTTTGAAGATAATTAATTCCAAACGGTCCTTCGCTATTTCCAGATGTTATGTCAAAATCTGGCAATGAAAATGTGTACCCGCTAGATATCGAATTTAAGGCTGAGTTTCGCGGTATACCGTCCCGAATCATTTGAAAGTCATTAGAGCTGCCATGGTTCAAATCTCTGCCCATATTTTTGTAAACAAAAATTTGTCCATAATTATTAAACGCATAACTAACACTACTGCCTTGCCCCCAATCTGGATCGCAAATAAACAACGTCCCTTTATTGATCGCAATGGTATCACCAAACAAATCATTTTCTCCAGAAGGTCTTTTCGAGAACCGATTATAAACACGAGTAGGATTGAAGACTCCAACTTGAGGATTTGGATTAATTTCAGATTTTCTAAATCTTTTGTCCTCTACAAAATGTTCTATGTTGTAAGTCTCAGGAACCCAAACCTTTTTAAGTTTTGCGTCATATGTTCGAGTAGGAATGTTATCGAAATATGTAGAGTTTAGTTTTGTCGCAACGAGGGCAGAACTTGGATAGCTATATGTCGTGTTAAACTGCTCGTTTATTGAATCTAAAATTACATCCCTCGAGATAAGAGATGACCCCACTTCATACATATCTTTAGAGACTCTTATGTATTTTGGGAAGCTGGATTTCAGTTGAGCGATAGTCAAATCAGAATATTTAGGATCGGACGCTTGCAAGGATTTCCAAGAACCAAAAAATAAATTGGGTCCTTTTACCAAATATCCCCCTATCGTCTGCCCACTATAAGTAGAGCTTCCCACGCTAAAAAAATCAGTACCCAAGAAACCCCATTCATATTTTATAGTTACAAAAGAGTCCGTTGGGTTACCTATTCTGAAAGCAGCGTCCACTTTTAAGTCTCCGCCAAAAAGCCCAGGCTTTTCAGTTACCTTTATTTCTTGCTCGGCTTTATGCAACGTGTCATTGAGTCTTTTAATATTTAGTATAGAGCTAACCGAATCCACATCTGAGTCTCTTACGACATGAGTGTAGGCTTGCCTATCAATTGGGTCTTCTAATAATGAATTCCAATTAGAGTAATTTGTCCCAGCCCTTATGTCGTCTTGGTTTTCTATATTAGCTGGATTAGATGAGTTTACAGTATAAGTGGGTTCTACCCCCGTTTCTGCAAAAAATAGAGAGCCAGTGTTAAATAAAACACCAGTTTCGTTAAAAATAAATTCATCGTCGTCAACTGTATTAAATGCGACCCCGATCGAAGCGGAGGCTGAGGTGAATATACCGTTAAATACATTATTTCCTCCGCCTGCATCAAATACATTTCCAGAAAATGAGCCAGTGCCTGTAATTTGCCCCATATCGACACTATCGATAGTTTCATTATATATTAAAGTTCCCGTTCCCGTATAAACCCCTGTATTATAATCCCAACCGCCAGGTGGAGTACTTAATTGAGTACCAAAGAAACCAGTTCCCGTTCTACTAAAATCAATCTCAGATCCGCTATAAGCGTTTACTATGTATGAGCCTTGGAAGCGTCCTCCGTCTATTATAGAAAAGCTCCCCAAGCCCCCTCCATCAACCGTCACAATGTCCAATATAGGCTGATCGTATATCTGACCATTTCCCCCGCTTACTCGCGGATCGTCTAAATTAGAAAAAGTTAATTCAAGTGGGTGATCGCCTGTCGTATATCCGTCCCCAATGTTTATTACATTTAGCCCAGTTAATCTTAGAATATTAGTCGTTTGCACATAGCTAGTTGTGCTTGTGTCAAACCCGCTATAAATTCCAGAGTTTATAAGTTCTATTTGCTCGAACTCCTCAAAAAGAGGCTCCACAACAGTTCTGGTGCTTCCGAAATCGTATCCATTAAGGGTCTTACCCATTAAAGTAAAATCAATTTGCTTTTGGTTTACGGGTTGAGAAAAGTCGGGAATAGGAGCGCTTTCTTCCAGACCGTATCTATAATTAACGGATACGTTTGGGAAGTTATAACCAGATCTAATTTGACTACACATAGCTGTTTTTCGTTACACTACTGAAGCTCCAACACAGGCACATCATCCAAATAAACAGCCTGAAGAACATCAATTCCCTCTACAAAATGTCCAGCTGGGTTAACGAAACCCCCTATTTCGCCTTCACATAATAGATCTAAACTACTCAAAAAATCTGTACTCCTCAATATGTTTCCCTCTGGCTGATTAAGTAAGGAGTAGTTTACATCTGCATCATCTTTACTCCCACCCTTACCCTTAAAGGATTTTAAAAGCCTATTCTTAAATACTCTCATATTACATATATTCGTTTTTTAATAAACTTAAATTTAAAAACTCAGAAATTTGATTTTTAATATTATCGGAATAACCAAAATCACTATTATCGAAATCATTATTCGATAAGTCTTTATTTATTACAGATGAGCTAACGATTTGAGATCCAATTCTTAACCTACCATAACCTAGTGGCAGCGCTTGCCCCTGCCTTGCTAAATTATCTGGAGAAGAAAACATATAACTTTCTCCTTTTATAGAAGCTTCTATTCTCCTTTCGTTCAAAGCTTCTTGTGGAAATAGTAAATACTGTATTCCCGCGACAACCAGATTTACTACCAAACTAACTATAAGACTCACTGGGTCGGCTCCCAAAATACAAGGAACAAAATGTATTTTAGATTCGGGCCTTATATCTGTAAAATTATTTACATTTTTTATGATTTTTTCATCCACTAATATTTGATAATTTATCCCCCGCTGAGATTCCCTGACTAGATGAGACTTGAATTTTGGGTTTATAATATTCATGGCTGAAACTGCATTTTTTAAACTTTGTATATTATAAAATTCAAAGCTTTTGCCAAATTGTTTTGCTAATTTTCCGTGTAGTATTATTTTTGTCTTCATTATATTGAGGGGTTTAAGTAATCAAAACTTTCTCTTGAAAAATTCAGTACATTTTCTACTTCTCTAAATTGAGACCAGTTTATAGGTTGTTTATGTTGCATAATCAATTTACTACCTATCCTTAGTCGCCCATAGCCAACTGGAATCTTTGACCCTTGTCGCTCTTTGTTTTCAAGGCCTGAGAATCTAGTGCTTTGCAAAACTACCGCACTCTTTGCTCCGACCGACTGATCTTCGACGGGGTTTAACATACCCATGATTCCTTGCGTCACAGTAGACGTAACAAAATTTCCTACAAAGGAACTAGCTAGTTGACCACCAAGGTTAATAAGAAAACCCGCAACCACACCAATATTTCCACAAATAACAGGAACAATGTGGTAATCCTCACCCACCTTTACGGATTGGTAAAATGTGCCGCATTGAGCTTGGCGCTGTATAAACAATTTAAAACCATTAAAGTTTATATTTAAAATATCGAACAAAAAAGATTCGTCAATCTTAGAAGGTACATATAACTCTTCCTTAAACTCCCTGGCTATGATTCCATGTAATTTGATTAACATAACTCTTCTTTCATTTTTTCGACCAAGTCCTTATCCGCATCCAAAAATTCTGGCTCATAAACGGAGAACTTTCTAGTTTTATTTGAAAATACCACGAACGGTATGCACGTAGCTTCCGCACAAGTTTTGTCGTACTTACTTAATTGTTCGTCGCCGCTGGGGTGGGAGTGAAAAACTGCTACTAAAGTATTGTTTTGCTTAACATATAAAAAACTTTTAGCAGAAATATAGAACTCGGAGCTTTTGTCTTCAGCCATATTTTCAACTTCTACAACATTGAATTCACCATCGTCAAAACAAATAAAGCCACAAACTTCTTCATTTTGTTTTCTAAAAGCTGTTTTTTGTATTTTTTTTGAAATCATTAGTAACTAAAGTTGTCAGTTCCAGGAAATCCGCCAAAAGGTAACGTCTTATTAGTGTTTATTCCATCCTCGCCCTCAAAATCTTCATTATCGTATCTCATTTTACAGGCAGAGATCTTCTTAGAACATTCATCTTTAACCCAAAGATCAGATCTAATATTTGGCTTGAAGGCATTGGAGGTCGGCGTATGACCAGATTTGCAAACAAAGTATATCGGATGATTTTGAAAATAATTTGCGGTAAATCCTTGAGAGTTCTCAACTCTATCGCTGACCGTATATACATAGTCCCCAACCGAATACGAGCTGTTCCCCGTTTCCCATCTCCCTTGATTTTCCAGAACGCCATTAGATCCGTGTATGTCTGAAGCTGTTTTATTAATAGGAAATAAGTCTGGATTTAAGCGCCAATTGGCTCCAGTTGCCACAACAAAAGAGTTATCCCTAATGTCTGATATCGGCCTGTCGAAGCCATCCGCTAAACTAACAGACTTGCAGCCATATCTACATCCATAACCCCTATAAACCCAATTGCAGTATCTTGCCGATATTTCTCTGTTAGGTATATTAACATTCTCCAATTCTAGACTAGAAACCAGCTCAAACTCAGCCATCATTTTGTTTTCCATCATCTTTCTAGATATGAAAAACTTTTCGTCTCCGAGTTTTGCGTTAGGATCTGCCTCTCCCCAAGGATTTTTATTATTTGGAAAGTTGGCGTCGTCTAAAAATTTTATAAAAGTTCTTCTTCTTATTATTTTTGCGCCATTTAAATTATCGTATTTTCTAAGCAGTGATGAAACATATAAACCAGCATTAGATATTCTAAGTTTAGGTCTTGGTAACCCCTGATCGCCTAATACTTCAAATCCGTCTGCCTCAACAGGGATAGGTATATATTCCTGACCATCAAAAATAATTGGCTTGGCTAGCCCATTAGAACCGCCATGAAAATAAATTACAGCTTGAGAATCGTTTTGGTAATCGTAGTATAGAGCATACAAATCTACCAAAGAGGTCGCCTCTAAATTCAATATCTCCGAAAATACCTTGTTATTAATACCTTTAGCCATAAATACAATTACACATGAATTACTCATATCATAAATTTAAAAAAGAAGATTCTAATGATGTTTTAAAAATTTTTTTAAAATTTCAAGAAGAGGCGCAAATAGAAACATTTTCAAATCTAACTAAAGGACAAAACCCTGCTTTCGCGGCAATTTTCTTAAAGGACGAGTTAAAAAATATGATGCGGAATAGTATAACTTACGTAGGCTCATGCGATGGTGAAATTTTTGGTTTTGCGTGTTTCGCTGAAAGCAAAATTAGGTCAGATGCTTTAGATTTACTTATAGCGTGCAAAAATCCGAAGAAGAGATTCAATCTCAAGATGAAATACTTATTATTGGACGTTTTCAAAGAAGTTAAACAAGAATCAAATAAAGATGTAATCCTTAGCGCATTAGGACCCAGGTCAAGATTCGAATCCTATAAAAACTTCACTATGAGAATCTTTAAACCCTCAGTGATAAGAAAAAATGCACTAAAAAAAACAATAATAAAATTCAATGATTAGAAAATATAAACCCTCAGATTATGATTTCGTACTTAATGGAGTAGCATCAATCCAAAAAAAGATTAAAATGACAGGAATGCCATTAGTCTCGAAAAATAGAAGATCTAAACAGGAAATGGCGTCTAGATTTCTAGAGAAGTTGCTCATTCCTACTAATTTATGCTTCGTTTTTTTAAATTCAAAGGGGCGGAGAGTTGGGTTTACCTGCTTCAAGCCTATAAACAGCAAAGTCTGTTTTTTCGAATTTTTCTTTAAAGATATAAACGCTCCAATACATTCTTCACTTGTAAACGAATTTAAAAACCACGTAAGGGAAGTAAAGGAAAAATACGAGTTTGATGAAATGTATGCAAATTTAGTAAAGCGAGAAGGATACGAAAAATGGATAAGTATGGCAGAAAAATACTTTAATGCAAAAATGGTCTCAAATCAAAAAAATAAGAAAATAGTACAGTTCAATTTTTAAATTTATTAGAGTACGGAATGATATTAGTGTAATAAATACTATGGCAGACAAAAAAATATCGCAACTAACAGAATTAACTTCAGCTAACGCAACAACTGACTTCTTGCCAGTTGTTGACACCAGCGCTGGCGAAACTAAGAAAATCGCCTTGGCTAATTTGCCGATGAGCGATGCTGCTATAGAGCAGTCTTACCCTTTCACAACGGACTTTCAATCTGGCACAGAGCAGACACGTAACCTTACGACTATTGATGACACATCTGGGTATGACAACAGCAATATCACTTCTATTTACATTGGAAGTAATGTGACTTCGATTGGAAATTATTCGTTTTACTACGCCCAAAACCTGACTAGCGTCAGTATTCCAGACAGCGTCACATCAATTGGAAATAGTACGTTTTATAGCTGTTCAAACCTGACTAGCGTCAATATTCCAGACAGCGTCACATCGATTGGAAGTTATGCGTTTTACTACTGTCCCTCAACTAGCCTCAATATTCCAGACAGCGTCACATCGATTGGTGATGCTGCCTTCAGCTCCTCTGGCATAACTAGCGTCAGTATTCCAGGCGGCGTGACTACGATTGGAAATTATGTGTTTTCCAATTCTTCAAACCTTACCAGCGCAACTATTGGTGATGGCGTGACTTCGATTGGAAGTAGCGCTTTTGCTGCTTGCTCAAGTCTTACCAGTATAAATATTCCTGATGGTGTAACTTCGATTGGGAGTATTAGTTTTTATTACTGCTCAAGTCTTACCAGTATAAATATTCCTGATAGTGTGACTTCGATTGGGGATGGTGTTTTTGCCTACTGCTCTGACTTGACGAGCGTCAATCTACCCGAAAATAATAACTATACGAAGATAGAGGATGAAACCTTTCGTGGGTGCAACAGCCTAACTTCCGTTGTCATTCCTAGTAATATTACTATTATCGGTCTTAAGGCTTTCCGATACTGTAACAGCTTAGGCTCTATAACGATTCCAGATAGCGTGACAAAAATTCGTTTCAACGCTTTTGATGGATGCACATCAGCTACATCAATCAGCATCGGTAGCGGCATTGAAACCATCGAGGGCGGGGCATTTAAGAACTGCCACTCAGCTACTAGGGTTGACTGCTTTGCTACAAGTGCGCCAACGCTTCTTAGTACTCCAAATCACTTCGAGGTCAATACTACGGAGATTCACGTCCCAGTAGGAGCTACAGGCTACACAGCTACATACGGAGGTTTGACAGTCGTCGCAGACTTGTAATATCATGGCAGACAAAAAAATATCTCAACTCGTTGAACTCACTTCGGCTAACGCAGCAACTGACATTTTGCCAGTTGTTGATACTAGCGTTGGCGAAACTAAGAAAATTAAACCAGCTAATCTCCCAATGAGTGATGCTGCTCTTGAGCAGTCTTATCCCTATACTGTGGACTTCCAGTCAGGGGCAAAACAAACACGTAACCTTACGAGTATTACAAATTCAAGCGGATATTATTCCAACTCTAATCTCACTTCTGTTTACGTTGGAAGCAATGTGACTTCGATTGGTAGTTATAGTTTTTATGAAGCCAGTCTAGCCAGCGTTACGATAGGCAGTGGCGTGACTTCGATTGGAAGTTACGCTTTTGCTGAATGCTCAAGCCTGACCAGCATAAATATTCCTGATAGTGTAACTTCGATTGAAAGGGGCGCTTTTTATAATTGCTCAAGTCTTACCAGCATAAATATTCCTGATAGTGTAACTTCGATTGAAAGGGACGCTTTTGCTGAATGCTCAAGCCTGACCAGCATAACTATTCCTGATAGTGTGACTACGATTGGAAGTTACGCTTTTGGTTATTGCTCAAGCCTGACCAGCATAACTATTCCTGATAGTGTGACTACGATTGGAAATTACGCTTTTTATGCTTGCTCAAGCCTGACCAGCATAAATATTCCTGATAGTGTAACTTCGATTGGAAGTGAAGCTTTTTATAATTGCTCAAGTCTTACCAGCATAAATATTCCTGATAGTGTAACTTCGATTGGAGGTTACGCTTTTGGTTTTTGCTCAAGTTTTACCAGCATCACCATTCCAGACAGCGTGACCATCATCGATAGTGGCGCATTCTATAACTGCATTAGCCTGACGAGCGTCACCATTGGCGACAGCGTCACCAGCATCGGTGAGTTAGCATTTGTAGGCTGCTCTAGCCTAACGAGCATCACCATTCCCGACAACGTCACCAGCCTCGGCAATTATGCATTTGTAGGCTGCTCTGACTTGACTAGCGTAAGCATCGGCAACAGCGTCACCAGCATCCAGTTTGGAACCTTTGGAAACTGCTCTAGCCTGACAAGCATCACCATCCCTGACAACGTCATCAGCATAGGAGGTAATGCATTCTACTACTGCACTAGCCTGACGAGCGCAAACATCGGCAACGGCGTCACCAGCATCGGTTATGCTTCCTTCTCTAATTGCAGCAGCCTGACAAGCATCACCATTCCCGATAGCGTCACCAGCATCGATGTTTCTGCCTTCTCTAGTTGCAGCAGCCTGACGAGCGTCACCATTGGCGACAGCGTCACCAGCATCGGTGAGTTAGCATTTGTAGGCTGCTCTAGCCTGACAAGCATCACCATTCCCGATAGCGTCACCAGCATAGGAAGTAATTCATTCTATAACTGCACTAGCCTGACGAGCGCAAACATCGGCAACAACGTCACCAGCATAGGAATTGATACATTCTACCACTGCACTAGCCTGACGAGCGTAAGCATCGGCAACAGCGTCACCAGCATCGGAAGGAATGCATTCTATGACTGCACTAGCCTGACGAGCATTACAATCCCAGATAGCGTCACCAGCATTGGCAATTACGCATTTGCACGCTGCTCTAGCCTATCTACGATAAACTGCCTAGCTACAATTGCTCCTTCCTTGGGTTCTGATGTGTTTCTTAGTGTATCCGCTACAGACATTCACGTTCCAGTGGGGGCAACAGGCTACGAAGCTACATATGGAGGTTTGACAGTCGTCTTCGATTTATAGTTGACTTTTAAAGACCTAGATATATCATATAAATATGAGTAAACAACTACACTTCGTATCTGGTCTTCCAAGAGCTTGCTCAACATTGCTCTGTAATCTACTTGCACAGAACCCAAAGGTTCACGCTACGCCCACTAGTGCCTTGCACGAAATAGGCTATATCGCTCGACAGGTCTTTCAGACCGAAGAGGCTAAAGCAGTGGATAAAAAAAATGTCCTTGAGCCTATGTATCTGGATTACGTCAGGGCTGGCTGTGAGAATGCTTTCAACAGCATCACCGACAGACCCGTAGTGGTAGACAAGTGTCGCTCTTGGATTGGTCACTTAGACCAGCTCTTCAAGGTGTGGGAAGATGCTAAGGTTCTTGTTCCTGTTCGTGACATCAGAGGCATTTTGTCCAGTATGGAGAAAAAGCGTAGACAGCATCCAGAAGTGTTCAACGGTATTGAGCAACAGAATCCGCAGAACTGGACGACTATTGAAAAGCGTGTAAATGGCTGGC